GGAACTGAAACTGTTGACATTCCTGATATCGATGGTCTGTATTACATCTACTACAGCAATACTGGCGTTCTTTCGTATAGCACAACATTCTTTGACTGGGGAAATGACACCCCGACTGCCTATGTCTACTGGAACGCGCAGGACAATAAGGCATACTTTTTTGCCGACGAACGGCACGGAATTGTTCTTGACTGGCAAACCCATGAGTACCTACACAGAACCCGTGGCGCATCGCTGGCTAATGGATTTGGTGCAAATAACTACACAACAACAGGGACGGGCGCTCTAAACACCGACGCACAGATTGACATTGCAAACGGAACATTCTTTGACGAAGACCTCCAAGTTGACATCACGCACGCATCTAGCCCCACCCCCAATACATGGGAGCAGCGCCTTCAGGGTGGCGCCTACATCCCAATGTTCTATAGGGCAAACAATCACTGGCATAAAGATGTCGCAACTCAGTTCCCACTTAAGCAGGGAACAGCACGCCCCACATACAACCTCAATACTGCGGGATCGTGGACAACACCAGACATTGCAAATAACCGCTGGGGTATTACTTGGATTATTGCGACCAATAATCTGAGTGAGCCAGTTATTGGCATTCTTGGGCAGCAGGAGTATTCATCAACAAATAACGCTGAGGCTGCTACATGGGAAAACCTAGACCTTGCTGGTTTTCCAATCTTTGAATTCAGACCGCTTTACAAAATTATTTACTACACATCAAATACATTTTCTAATACCCCGAAGGCTGCTATTACTTCTGTTATCGATCACAGAATCACAACACTCTTCGCCGCTGGAATCCCCAGCACTCCAGTCTATGACCATGGATCGCTCACAGGACTGAGTGATGACGACCACACCCAATATCTGCTTGCTGATGGAAGTCGTAATGCCTCATCGCTAAATGTCACCGGCACACTCTCAACATCAGTCCTAACCGTGGACTCAATTGAAATTGACACTACCGGCGCAACAAACGATCAGGCGCTTGTCTTCAATGGCACTAAGTTTGCCCCATCAACAGCAGCCGGTCCACAAGGGGCACAGGGTCCACAAGGTGCTCAAGGTGCGACTGGCGCACAAGGTGCTCAGGGACCCCAAGGTGATATTGGACCCCAAGGACCTCAAGGTGATGTTGGCGCTACTGGAGCACAGGGCGCTCAAGGAGCAACCGGTCCACAGGGAGCAACTGGCGCACAGGGCGCGCAAGGAGCAACCGGCGCACAAGGAGCAACTGGTCCCCAAGGTCCACAGGGACCACAGGGAGATACTGGTCCTACGGGCCCACAGGGCGCTCAAGGAGCGCAGGGAGCAACTGGCGCAGAAGGAGCACAAGGCCCACAGGGTTCAACTGGACCTCAGGGGGCAACTGGTCCTCAGGGAGCAACTGGGCCCCAAGGGGATCAGGGCCCACAAGGTGCCACGGGTGCTCAAGGCGCAACTGGCTCTCAGGGTGCCACGGGTGCTCAGGGGGCGCAAGGTCCACAGGGCGATACTGGTGCACAAGGTGCTACAGGTGCTCAGGGAGCAACAGGACCGCAAGGCGATACTGGACCTCAGGGTCCACAAGGAGCGCAAGGTGCAACCGGAGCACAAGGAGACACCGGACCACAGGGTTCAACAGGCCCACAGGGACCGCAGGGTGATGTGGGACCTCAGGGTGCTACTGGTTCACAAGGAGCAACTGGGGCACAAGGGGCGCAGGGTCCTCAGGGCGATGTTGGTCCTCAGGGTGCGACTGGCTCACAGGGTGCGACCGGCTCACAGGGACCGCAGGGACCGCAAGGAGATGTAGGACCTCAGGGTCCACAGGGAACCAATGGTGCACAAGGCGCACAAGGTGCACAAGGCGCACAAGGTGTACAAGGCGCACAAGGCGCGCAAGGTGCACAAGGAAACTTTGGTGGAGTCACGTTTGAATATGTCTTCGACACCAACACCGATCAAACAGACCCCGGCACTGGAAAACTAAAGTTCAGCAACGCAGATATCACTCTTGCAACAGAGCTCACAATCGACGATCTTGACGTAAACTCGACAGATATTCAGTCGTATCTGCGCACGATCGACGACTCGACGAGCACAATGAAAGGTCACTTTAGAATCTCTAACAAGAGTGACTCTTCAGACTTTGCAATTTTTACGATCTCATCTATCACAGAAGAATCTGGCTTTTTTGATGTCGCTTGTGCATATGTCTCCGGGTCGGCAAGCGCGTTTAGTAACAGTGAAAGTGTGATCATCACGTTCGCAAGAACAGGTGATGTAGGCGCGCAAGGTGCTCAGGGTGCGACTGGCGCACAGGGTGCCCAAGGTGCAACTGGTCCTCAGGGTCCACAGGGAGATATTGGCGCTCAGGGCGCAACTGGTGCTCAAGGTGCAACGGGTGCTCAGGGTGCAACGGGTCCTCAAGGACCACAGGGTGATGCTGGTGCGAATGGCGCACAGGGCGCACAGGGTCCTCAAGGAGATGTGGGACCTCAGGGTGCTACTGGTTCACAAGGAGCAACGGGAGCGACAGGAGCACAGGGTCCACAGGGGTCCGCTGGTCCACAGGGTGCACAGGGCGATGTTGGTCCGCAAGGTGCTACGGGTGCGCAGGGTGCTACCGGTCCTCAGGGACCGCAAGGCGATACTGGACCTCAGGGGGCGACGGGCGCACAAGGCGCTACGGGCGCTCAGGGGGCGACTGGACCACAAGGCGATGCCGGTCCACAAGGACCACAAGGAGCAACTGGCGCTCAGGGTGCGACTGGCGCACAGGGTTCAACTGGTCCACAAGGCGATGTGGGACCGCAGGGTGCAACTGGTTCACAGGGTCCGCAGGGGGCGCAGGGAGCAACAGGACCACAGGGCGCTACCGGTGCTACGGGTGACGCTGGTCCACAAGGCGCAACTGGCTCTCAGGGTGCCACCGGACCCCAAGGCGCAACTGGCGCGCAGGGAGATACAGGTCCGCAGGGACCTCAAGGGGCAACTGGCGCTCAGGGTGCTCAAGGTGCTACTGGTCCTGTTGCAGGTTCTGCAAACCAGGTTGTATATAAAGACGGTTCTAACGCTGCAGCAGGTAGTGCAAACTTAACATTCAGCGGAACTGCACTTGATCTTCTCGGCACTGCTACGGTTCGTGCTGCAGCAACTCAAGATGGTGTTGCCCTTATGGGACGCTCTGGTGGCACGAGTAGTCATGAAGTAGTTCTAACACCGGCAACACTTAGTGCCGATAGAACCATCACTTTACCTAATGCTTCAGGAACAGTCGCTCTTATCACAGTATCCGACACTGCCCCAACAGCACCAGCCGCAGGAAGCCTATGGTTTAAGTCCGATACCGGCAACCTTCTCGTGTATTATGATTCATACTGGATTGATGCGGCGGCCCCCGCATATAGCACACTAGATGGAGGGACAGCATAATGGCAATTGACTTCCCTAATAGCCCTACTGCAGGTGACCTCTACACCGCTGGTGGTAAGACATGGCAGTGGAATGGTACCTACTGGGCCGCTTATGGAACAGGGCCAGTTCTCCGTACCTCTGATACGCCTCCTGCTTCACCTAACGCTGGTGACCTTTGGTATGAGACCGACACTGGGCGATTCTTTACCTACATTGATAGCGCATGGGTAGAAATTGGTAACGCTACGGATGTTGCTGGTGCGTTGCAACCGGGGCAGGTGACCGCGTTGTCGGCGGTGACGAGCTTGACGACCGACGACGTGTTTCCGGTGGTTGATAATCCGTCGAGTGCGACGGCGGCGAACAAGATTACTTACGGCAATTTGGTGACGGCGATGTCGGCCAGTCTTGCGCCAGGTTTGGTGTTGGTGAAGACACAGGCAATCGGCACAGCCGTCGCATCGGTGGAAGTGACTGGAGCCTTCTCAAGTACATACGACAACTATCGGATTGTCATAACGACGGACAGCGCAAGCACTGATGAATCACTCCTATTGACGCTCGGATCATCAGTTGCTTCGTACTACTACGCTAATTGGCAGATGAACTTCACTGTCGCTTACGGCGAGATCAAGGCTACTAACACTTCATCATGGCGGCTTGGATCAGTTGATGGAGCGAACGGAGCATACGCAATCGTTGACGTAATCAGACCATTTGAGGCGAGACCAACAAATGCTTCTTGGACGAATGTGTACGCCGATACAAATGGAACGGCTTGGATAGGTGGTGGATTCCACAATTCGTCCACCTCATACACGTCGTTCACCGTCAAACCGGGCTCGGGAACAATTACCGGCGGCACGATTCGCGTCTATGGATATAGGAACTCATAATGGAACCCGAACGACCCAACATCCAAATCGATGATCTAGTGCGCCCTATGACAGACGAGGAATACGAAGCGTTGCTCGCGTCAGGTTGGACTCTTGAATCAACCGAGGTAACTGATGGCGATTGACTTCCCCAACTCCCCCACCACCGGCCAAATCTTTACGTCGGGCGACAAGTCGTGGATTTGGGACGGAACCGTCTGGAAAGCCTACGGTGCGTCCCTGTCCCCAACCGTACTGAAAGTGGACTCGACGAACACGCGGGTTGGTATCAACAACCAGTCCCCGGCGTACACGTTGGATGTCAACGGGACGGTCGAGGCCACCCAGTTCATTCAGGGTACGGACTATTTGACTCCGTATACGGGGTTCCGTAATGCGATCATCAACGGCGACTTCCGCATCAACCAGCGAGCATGGTCGTCGTCCACGGCAAGCACCACTTATGGTTATGACCGCTGGAAAGTATTCAATGTCGGTGGCACAGTCACCATGTCAAGCCAGTCCTTTACGGTTGGTTCACCTGCCGCCACAGGTTATGAGTCTCCCAATTTTGTCCGACTTGTGACGGCAAGTCAGTCGGCATCTGGAGATTACGCCGTCCTTCAACAGCCCATTGAGGATGCTAGAACATTCGCCAACAGCACGGTTACGATTTCGTTTTGGGCAAAAGCGGCTAGCGGTACACCCAAAGTTGCTGTTGAACTAGCACAGGTATTTGGAACTGGTGGTAGCCCATCGGCAGATGTCAACACTCTTGGTGGTCAAGTAACGCTTTCTACATCATGGGTTCGCTATTCGGTTACTATGACCGTCCCTAACATCAATGGCAAAACGTTTGGCACGACAGCAAACACCAGTAGCCTAAACTGTAACCTGTGGGTTTCGGCAGGAAGCACCTTCAATGCGCGACTAAATAGCATTGGCATCCAGAACAACACCTTCGACTTCTGGGGTGTTCAGGTTGAGCGTGGGTCGGTGGCAACACCGTTCGAGCAGAGGCCGATCGGCGCAGAGTTGGCGTTGTGCCAGCGGTACTACTTTCGTGAAACAGATACCGCAATCCCTATGTGGCCCGACCAAAATGGCACGGGAAGTACCAATAGGTATTGCAACATACAGTTTCCAGTAAGAATGAGAACAAATACCTACACGGCATCGGGTAATTCTGGTGCTGGTGCGTTGAGTGTGTATTACAAGGCTGTTACTAATTGTTCCTTTTCTCGTACTTCAGGCGGCAATAGTTTTGGAACAGACTTGTGGAACTTTGTCATTGATGGAGAGTTTTGATGTACGGGACATTTACAACAACACGCGGCGAACAATACATAGTGCGTCTAGAAGATGTTGCGTTTATCTCAATGGACGAATCATGCCGCGACTACCGTGCCTATCTAGCATGGCTAGAAGAAGGCAACACCCCCGAAGAATGGCAGGCTGAATAATGGCTCGTAACGCACTCATACAAATACGGCGTGATACCGCCGCTAACTGGACCTCAGTTAACCCAACTCTTGCCGCTGGTGAGATGGGGTTTGAAACAGATACTGGCAAGTTCAAAATCGGCACTGGTTCTACAGCGTGGACCAGCCTTTCTTATGCCACAACAATTCCTTCTAATACCGTGACTAGCGCAATGATTGTTGATGGCACTATTGTTGACGGGGATATTAACGCTTCGGCGGCTATCGCCCCATCTAAAGTTGCAGGCGTTTTCATTACTGGTGACAGTTCTAATAACACTATTACTATTTCAACATCATCACCAACCGGGGGTAACGATGGGGATGTCTGGATGGTTTATTCCTGATGTCTCATCTTACTAAAGTCGCTGGTACTTGGCGAAATTCAAAGCCTTATACGAAAGTTGCTGGTACATGGAAGTTGGCTGACTATGTTTACAACAAGGTTGGCGGAAGGTGGTATACCTCTTTTGTTAAGGGTGGTTTGGTTGATAAGTCTTGGGATGATAGGGACCAGACAGGAGTGTTTGGTACTGGTGCTGGTACTGGTTCTGTTTACGCAATAGCATTTCAGTCTGACGGTAAAATCCTTGTTGGTGGTTATTTCACTTCTTGGAACGGTACGACCGTAGGTAATATTGTTCGTTTAAATGCTGACGGCACTAGAGATACTGCATTTACAACAAACACTGGTACTGGTGCTAATAGTTATATTCTTTCTGTAGCAATTCAGTCTGACGGTAAAATCCTTGTAGGTGGTGAATTTAGTTCTTGGAACGGCACAGCAGTAAATTATATTGTTAGATTAAACTCTGACGGTACTAGAGACACTGCATTTACTACTAACACTGGTACTGGTGCTGATGATTATATTTTTTCTGTAGCAATTCAATCTGACGGCAAAATCCTTGTAGGTGGTTTTTTTGGTGCTTGGAACGGTACGACCGTAGGTCGTATTGTTAGATTAAACTCTGACGGTACTAGAGACACTGCATTTACTACTAACACTGGTACTGGTGCTGATGATTATATTTTTTCTGTAGCAATTCAATCTGACGGTAAAATACTTCTTGGTGGTTATTTCACTTCTTGGAACGGTACGACTGTAAACCGTACTGCTCGTTTGAATTCTGACGGCACTAGAGACACTGCATTTACTACTAACACTGGTACTGGTGCTAATAATGTTATTTATACAATCGCAATTCAATCTGACGGCAAAATCCTTGTAGGTGGTAATTTTAGTGCTTGGAACGGTACGACTGTAGGTCGTATTGTTAGATTAAATTCTGATGGTACTAGAGATACTGCGTTTACTACTAATACTGGTACTGGTGCTGATAGTTCTATTGAAACAATCGCAATTCAGTCTGATGGCAAAATCCTTGTAGGTGGTTATTTCACTTCTTGGAACGGTACAGCAGTAAATTATATTGTTCGCTTGAACTCTGACGGTACTAGAGATACTGCATTTACAACAAACACTGGTACTGGTGCTAATAGTTCTATTGAAACAATCGCAATTCAGTCTGATGGCAAAAGTCTTGTTGGTGGTTTTTTTGGTTCTTGGAATGGTACAGCAGTAGGTCGTATTGTTCGTTTAAATAGTGATGGCACTAGTTATGAAACATTATCTGCTTTTGCTACTAGTACGACCACTTGTGTAGCAATTCAATCTGACGGTAAAATACTTGTAGGTGGTTTTTTTACTGCTTGGAATGGCATAACTGTAGGTCGTTTTGTTCGTTTAAATTCTGATGGCGCTATGGATACTGCGTTTACAACCAATACTGGTACTGGTGCTAATAGTTCTATTCTTTCTGTAGCAATTCAATCTGACGGTAAAATCCTTGTTGGTGGTAGTTTCACTACTTGGAACGGTACGACTGTAAACCGTATTGTTCGTTTAAATAGTGATGGTACTAGAGATACTGCATTTACTACTAATACTGGTACTGGTGCTAATACTACTATTGAAACAATCGCAATCCAGTCTGACGGAAAAATAATTGTTGGTGGTAGTTTTACTATTTGGAACGGTGCGACTGTAGGTTTTATTGTTCGTTTAAATAGTAATGGGACTAGAGATACTAGTTTTACGACTAATACTGGTACAGGGGCTAATACTACTATTGTAACAATCGCAATCCAGTCTGACGGTAAAATTCTTGTTGGCGGTAATTTTACTGTTTGGAACGGCACGGCCGTAGGTCGTATTGTTCGTTTAAATGCTGACGGTACTAGAGATACTGCATTTACAACAAACACTGGTACTGGTGCTAGTGGTGGTGTTGTATCAATAGCAATTCAGTCTGACGGTAAAATTCTTGTTGGCGGTAATTTTGGTGCTTGGAACGGTACGACTGTAACCCGTATTGTTCGTTTAAATAGTGATGGTACTAGAGATACTGCATTTACTACTAATGCTGGCAATGGTGCTAATAATACTGTTCGTTCAGTCACTATTCAATCTGACCGCAAAATACTTCTTGCGGGTACTTTTACTAGTTTTAATGCTCTTAATCAATTCAGAAGATTTTTTGTTCGTATAGGAGGAGAAGACGCATCATGAACGATTACACACCAATAACAAAAGAACAGTTTTTAGAACAAAATCCGTTTGGAAGCATCTCAAAGCAAAACCCTGATGGTTCAATTACTGTCTTAACGCAACAGGAGTACGATGACTGGGTAGAGTTTTCCAGAGGAATCTGGGATGACGCATCTATAACAGAAGAAGAAAATGAATAATTACCCCCAACAACAGGAGAAGAATAATGTCCAATGTACAACTAGATGTCAACAAGATTGTTGAATCGCTCGTAAATCAGATTTCCCAGAAGGCCACACGTTGCTTTCCTGCGACGAACACCCGCAAGCATCATTTGGCTGGACGCTTGACGGGGAAACTTGGATTGCGCCGAGCCCTAATCCCGCCGAACTATGGCAACCAGAGTCCACCGCTCCTACGGAGTCTTGATGATCTCAATCATTACCCCGACCTATAACACCGACAAGTCAATCCTCGCCAGAACGTGGGCATCACTCAAGGCTCAGACGCTCACAGATTGGGAATGGGTTGTATGGGACGATTCCACCAATACCGAGACGTGGCGCCAGTTGTACGGTTTCTGTTCCGACGAGCGCTACAAGATCGCAATGTACAGATCGCACGTTCACTCCGGCTCGATTGGAGAAATCAAGCGCAACGCATTTATGGTTGCTAAGGGCGACATTCTTGTTGAACTAGATCATGATGACGAACTGACGCCGGACTGTCTTGCCGAGATCGCTAGCGCGTTTGAGGATCCAGAGGTTGGATTTGTCTACTCGGACTGGTGTGAAATTCTTGCCGATGGCCAGTCCGGTCGCTACCCAGAAGGTTGGGGTTTTGGCTATGGGTCAGACTATTGGTCTGACGAGTACGGAGTGTGGGTAATGTCAGCGCCAGAAGTTAACGCGGTCACGATGAAGCACATCGTGTCAGCACCAAACCACGTACGCGCGTGGCGAGCCGACGTCTATAGAAAACTTAACGGACACAACCCTGCGTACGTTGTTGCCGACGACTACGAACTTGTTGTAAGAACGTTCCTTGAGACAAAATTTGCTCACATCAATAGGCTTCTGTATAAGCAGCACGTCGGGCCGTCAACGGCGCAACGGCAAAGAAACGCGCTAATCCAAGACCTAGTAGCCGCTATTTCGTCACAATACAGTGATATGATAGACAGCAGATTTGAAGAACTAAACAAACAGACGGAGACTGAGTAATGTCAGACAACCTAGAACTTGATATCGACAAGATCGTTCTAAGCCTCACAAACCAGATAGCACAGCAGGCACAGAAGATCGCTATTCTTGAAGCTACAGTTGACGCGCTAAACAAGGCGCTTCAAAACAAAGAAGAAAACTAGTCTTTCTTCTTTTTCTTCTCGTTTTCAGATTTCTTACGAGAAGCATGATACGCGGTAACTGCGTTAGCACTAGTGCGACTTCTCCACGTAAACTCGCACTCCGAGCACTGCACAAGTTTCATTGTCGTCCATCGGCCGCCTTCAGGCGATGGCGCAACAATCACCGACAACTTGACTGGTCGAGCACCGCAGTACGGGCAGTTGGGAAACCGAGTGCGTCTGATCTCTTTGCCTTCGTGAGACAGCGACAGGGTGCGTCTAATTTCTGCCTCGTCTTTTCCACCCCAGACTCCCCAGATCTCTTTGTTCTCGAGAGCGTACTTTAGGCATTCCTTACGAACGTCACATTGGAAGCACAGATTTCTAGCATCATATTTTTCTCTTGGTACCGCAGAGAAAAAGTACGACGACATGTGCTTGTTGCTACGTTTACCGCATTCAGCTTCGTCCATCCACTCGAAGTCGCCTACACCTTTTGGCATTGAATCTCCACCCAGGTCACCTCGAGAACTTCGTCAACGTCATCTCCGTCGCGTGTCTCGCCGTCCTGGGCGCAGATTGTCATGTCGGTGTCACCGTCTACACAGCCGGCGTAGCCGAGCATAGCGATAGCGCCGTCTAAAAGTTTGTATCCTTCACCAAGAGAAACGGCAATCCCGTCTCTCTGAAGCGCAGATGCAAGAGCTCTTTTTACTACGTCGTTCTCGAGATCAACGTGCCCAACGGTGTAAAACGTTGTTAGATCTCTGTCAAAAGAGTCATAGTCTTCCCCAGACCATTCGACCCAGAGAGATTCACCAATTCTAGAATCTTTCATAGTAGAAAGATTGTATCTTGTCACGCGACGTAAGCGCGGTAATCTTGGCAGGATTATCTATGTTAGCGGACGAGACGCTGAATTAGAGGCCTTCTACAGGGTTCAAGCCACTACTACGTAGCCGTCTTGGTGCGGCCACAGGTACTCGTACCCCGGAGGGCATGTTCCAGTGTCTTCTGGCCACTTGAACTGCGAATACCATTCGTAGTTCTTGTTCAGTAGCGCGACACGGTGAGTTGAGCACAGGTTCTCAAAGTACGTACGGTCATGCATCCACAACGGCAACGTAATGTCACTAGATATTCTACCAAGTGACACAGCGGTGTCGTAGGTACGTAGTGTCTTCTCGAGGAGCGTAGACTTGTACCCACGAGACCGCCACTCAAAGTACGTAGCCGTGATGTAGGAGACAAGTAGCGTCTCATGCCCTCGCCACATCTTGACTACAGGGTGACTTGACCAGCCTTTTGGCGCACGGTCGTTGCCGTCGGGGTCAAGCCCGCACATATTGAGAAGACATTGCCACGCCTCAAGGGTCTGCTTGTGCAGGCGCTTGTTGTCAAGCACCGCGGCCGTTTCTTCAAACGAATTTGTAGATACAAGAAAAGATTGCATGAGTCACTCCGTCACTGTTTAGAACAATGATTATATCAGGACGGCGGAAAATCTTGTGACACACGCTTTTTATGTTATTCTTGGTAGAAGTTCTTCTTCACGAAGTTGCGGCTAAAGCCCTTGTCAGTGTCCAAAAGCCATTCGCGTTCGCCGATCAACTCACCCTGCGGGCCGTTTGGTTGACCTTCTAAAGCCGCCGCCGTTGCTTGACCGATCCATGTCGCCGCCTGGACGGCCACTGCCTTGCCCCACGTGGCCCCAAGAGCCGAGTAGTTGTTGACACTGACAAATTCCCAATTGTCGGGCAGACCTTGAATTCTAGCGGCTTCTCTGTGCGTGATACGGCGCGGCTGTGTCGGGTGCACGATGTGATCAAGAGCACTGCCTGTCATAACGTGACAGAACGAGTTCGCGTCCCAACGAGCCGGAAGCGAGAAACCCATGTAGAAGTCGTTTAGACGAATCTTCTCTTCCTTGGTGGCCCATGACTGCGGGAACGTGTTGTTGTTCTTCTCGACAGCCTCTTTAAGAGCAACGTTCAGCGCGGCCATAGGCTTCCAACCTTCGTTACCGAGAATGTCGAAGATCTCTTGGATTCTCTGCGACTCGAGGTTTGTTCTATTCATGTGGCCGTCGACGTAGCCGTCTTCATTTCTTAGATCAGCAACAAACTTCGACGGTTCAGCGTTGTACTTCTGTCTGTTCCACGTGATTTCAAGGTTCTCGAGATCTCCGATGACGTCGATCATCTTTGGCATTTCCTTCGGCATTTCAGCGTGCGCGCCGAAAGGCATACCGCTTTCGACAGCCACCCAGAAGTAGCGCATGCGGTACGAGAATCCACCGACCATTAGATTGTTGTGCTTAACGTGATACAGGTCGTATTTCTTACCGGAGAGCTCTTCGAGCATGTCGCGGTATTGATTCATCACGGCTCGGCCTTGCGTATACGCCTGCTGCACGCACTCAAACACGACCATCTTTGGTTTGATCCGGGCAGCGTACTTCATGAACGCACGCGTGTGCTCGTGGGCCTTAGCGTCGGGGCCACGGTTCGCTGGGCCAGACCACAGCGACCAACCAGAGCATGGCGGGCAACCAAGAACAACGTCAGCGCTCGTGTCAGGCCAATCGTTTGGGTCTTCAGAGAAGAACGACGTCCATTGTTCGCCAAGGTGTTTTCTATTCACCTCGGCAACCGGGTTACCAAAGTTAAGAGTGCCCGTTCGGACCGTCATATCGAGTCCGGATCTCACGAACCCGAGGCTCATAAAGCCAGCAAGACCGTTGCAGTCAATGAAGGTGGGATTGCTCATTGTTGTTCCTCGTTGTTGTCCAATGCGATGATAAACACTAACACGTATTACTTACTGACCTGACCTTTTAGACCGACTTCGTAGCCGCATGCGGCGTACCCTGCAATGTCGGTCCATGTGTCTGGTTGAAACCCTGAGTTGGAAGCATAGCGAGCGATCTTTACAGCAACCATCGCCATGGCAACGTCCTCGTTAGTGAATTCTCTACCAAAGAGTACGCCCCAGATCTTGGCTATTCTTCCAAAGTTATCTTCAGGTCCGCCGTATTGAGTGTCTCGTTGCCCAGAAATGATCTTCGCCGCTGTTTCAAGCATCTCCTGCCGAGGACTTTTTTCGTTTTTCATGCCTTAGCTCTCGCGATCAACGTAGCAAGATAGAACTCCGAGTCCGGGTCATCACCAGGCTGAGAAATGTGTATCTCTGAGTCAAACGGAATGACAGCCGACGGGTCTTGAATGAACTCCGACCACTTACTTGTAAGTGACTCATGAATCTCTTCAAAGGTTCTACCGGTGCACTTCATCTCAATGTTAAGTCTCATGTCTACTCCTCGTACTCGCTGAGATCTTCGAACTCTGCCTTTATCCCGTAACCGACGCGTTGATACAAAAGACCACCGTCTACAAAAATGCCGGTATCTGAGTCGTCAGGGCAGACACATCTAACAAAATCGTGCCTATGCACAGACTCAATTACCTTGCCGCACGTTAAACACTTAAGAGCGTTACGAACTAGCTTCGCCATTTAGAAGTTTCTCCCTGTCTACAACTTCAAATCCCGGTGGCGCAATAGCTGGACTCAGCGTTCTATACCAGCCTCGCTTCACCATCAACACTCCAGGTTCACCAGATATTTCGCACGTAGACCAGGCCACCTGCTCGTATCGAGCTACTACATCGTTCATCACGCGCCAGTGCTCCGTCTTAGTGTTGAAGTAGTATCTAAGGCCGCCAAACTTTTCCTTGATCTGCTGTATCGTGTAATCTGGGTCGATCTTCGACAGCTCTACGTCGATCGCGGCGATAATAGCGTGCCACCCCGGCTCACAGTCAATTCTTCTTGACCAGTCCGGTTCAAATCTTTCAAGAACTGCTGAAAGATCTACGGTGCTCATGCTATATCGCCGCTATCTTCTTCTCTAGTTTGTACGCTGGGTGTCTAGCAGAGTGTATGTGCGGCGTCTTATAGTCTATCGTGGTCACGTAGATATCGCCGTCCTTGATATCTACAACCTTAACAAGTCGGCCGTTATGAAGTCTGCCAGCATCGGTTTTGTATGCGTCTTTTTTCACTCTTAAGACGTCGTCAACGTTCACGTCGAGAGCCGACGCATCTTCCCATAGATCATTCATGAACCACCGCCAGTGCTCCGTTGAGGGCAAGACGACTCGAGACACGCGTCCACGTCGTAGTCGTCAAGAGCTCTGAAGCACGCGGTGCACTTGACACCACTGTCAAGAACTCGATAGCCGTTCTTTTGTCTATCAGCATTCTTCTGCATCTTAGCAAGATACTCGCGATCAAGCTCATCGTCCGTGGCCCCTGCGGCGCACAGGATGTTCGCTACAAAGTGCAGAACATCAACGCATTCCTTGAGGATCTCGTGACGGTCGGCATACGGGTCGTCGTGCTGCCACGGCTTCCATGAGATAGCCTTACGCACCTCGGCAAGCTCGTCGTCGATGGCAAGCATATTCCATCGGATGTACTCGATGAGGGTTCTTAGGTCGTCATGCTCGTCGCTATGGAACGACGCGTAGTCGACGTTGTACACATCCGTCTGTAGTTGACGTGTCTTTTCCAGCCATTTACCAAATAGCACGTTGTCTGCCATGACCTAATCCATTCTTCAGTGTCTGTAGTGCGTCTTGCCTGCTGGCAAGAGCGGCGATGTATCTTTTGCGTTGGTCTACGGAAAGTTCGTAGATGTCAACGTAATCCATTTCCTCTACGTTTGCCGGCAGTAACGACCACGAATCTCCAAGAATGGACGTAATTTTCCAGTCACTTACCACCGGCGTGTCGTTGTTTAGAGCTTGCGACATTCTGTAGCTCCACCACAGCGTCCCGTCGTCTTGCGGACTGACGATCGCGCCTGATGAGCGTACTATTAGTTTTTCTACGTCTGAGTCTGTCGACAGTCTGTTGCTTTTCATCTCAACGACCTCGTGGCCAAGGGTATTTTTAAGTGACCTAAACCATTTTGCCTTTGAGTTGTCGACGGTCCAATACCCACCACGCGCCTTAGGCACCGTGTTCAACTCGGTGTTAAGAAGAAATGAGTCGATCTGAACACCTTGGACTACGTCACGCGTCGCGCCGAATAATTGGCTTTCAACGTTTTCATTAGAGGTGAACGGCGTCGACGGGTACAGCGTTGTGTAGACCCAACCTGTCGCCAGCGCCTGTGCGCCTGCGATCACCGATGCCATGATCTTACGGTTGCCTGCAACGTCGGCATATTGTTTTCTAGCCGCGTAGAAAGGCTTGACGATGTCTTCGGGCTTTCTATCTATAGCACGAAGGCTTGCCGCGATCTTCGCCGGTTCCGGCGCGTCAACAAATAGTGCAAGACTGCCGTCGTCCTTCAACAGGTTGATCATGTGAAGAACGCCGTACGCCTTGTTTGCAGTAAGACTTAGCATCGGAGCGACGCCAAGTAGAACGTGGTCGTACTGATCTAGGTCACTTTTCTTCAGTAGAACGCTCGGTTCTATGAAGTGAACAGCGACACCGCTGTCCTTTAGTTCGGACGCGACAACGCCTATGAAGCTTGCCTTGCTATGGAATGATCGGTACGACGACTGCGACGCGGTCATACCTGAGATAGCGATTGACTTCATCACCTGCTACCGTCTGGGTTTATCCTCAGTCCCTTGTCTTCATTCAACGCACGGTGCACGATCCTATTGCAGTGTTCAACAAACGAATCATACGTGGGCATGTGAGCACGCAAGGCATCGGATTGCGCGTTAGCAGCGCCGGCAAGATCGTCGTCGGACATCGACTCAACCTGCTTGATCGTCAACGAGTACGGTGCGCCAAGCGGCTTGCCTTCACCCTTGTCGGTGACAAGAATTGACTTTACACGAGCGGCGTACATGAACCGGCTTCTCCACCAACCGCAGCCAGCGTGCGGGTACGGCGGAGAAAGAATGCCCCAATGTTCGTTGTAGAACGAAAGCACGTCTTCCTCTGTGTCAAAACGCTGTCCGCCAAACTTTCTGATGAGTTTGCGGCTACCGACGATCTCTACAGGCCATTCAGGGTTTTTCTTTTCGAGCCACGTGTCGTGCGGGACGAGGGCCCCAAGAACCCACGCCTTCTTCTTTTCAGACGGCGGCATCGGAATAGCTGACGACAGAATATTGAAGATCGTTGAGCTCGGGTCTAGCGCTTCGATCCCTGCCATTTCAGCAGGCATTCTCTTTCGCACTAGTGACCTGTCGCCGAATGAATACATCGGGCACACTGGTACAAGCCCGTGTGACCAGCGCTCACCGAGAAGAGCCTGGGCGGTTTGTACCAATTGGCCTTCGTGCGCCTTGATGTTATCGTCATTGTCGTTGAAGAAGTATCTACCGACAGCACACTTCTTTGCGGCGTCGGGATTAGCAGCAACGATTCTTTCTAGTGCAGCGTCGGCTTCTGCCTTTGAGAAGTAAGTGGCGTCTTCAGAACCTCGCAGCGCCGAACCAGACAAGAGATACTTGTACAGAATCTCTGGGTGACGGACTAGCGAGCGGCACGCGTTGAACACGGCTGAAAACTGCCAGTCGTCAAAGAAACCAACAGCCGGGATACCAGAGCTAAGAGCGTACAGCGCGCCCATAGCGCCCTGTCGGCCGTTAAGAGAGTTTAGTGGGCCGAGGTTTACCCAGATCACGTCATATGACGATAGATCTTCACCTGGCGTGACGCGTCGCCAATCAACCTGATGGCCAACGCTTTCGAGAGCTTCGACGATCGACGCTGGCACGTCGATCTTTTTGATTGTTCTATGCTCTGTGTTGATCTGAAGAGCAGTGAACCCTGTCATTAAAATCTTCATTGATTCATCCTTTGTGTGATGCTCAAGTGGCCGCCCACGACACCTTCGTATCGCGGGCGACCACTAGAGAACAGCGGCTCGTCAGAACGGAGCGGCCGGCGGTGTCTGTGTCTGAACCTCGGCGGCGACGGGAGCCGGGGCGGCTTCCGGAGCAGGAGCCGGAGCGGGCGCTGCAACTGGTGCAGGCGCCGGGGCAGGTGCCGGAGCGGGCGCGGGGGCCGGTGCCGGAGCTGCAGCCATCGGCGGAACAGGAGCGGACGCTGTCGGGATCGAGTAGTACGTCTTGATCTCGTTCTTCTTCTGTCCCTGCCAGGTGCGGCTACCAACCTGCGCGCGGAAGCTACGACCCTTGAGGGTCTGCTCGATCTGTGCGTTGGTCGGATTGGTCGCGAAGTAGTCCTTGCCGAGACCGAGCGCGTTCATCTTACGGAAGAAGATTCCGAGCGCGTTCGGGTTGTCGGTCGAGACCACCAGGTTGTCCCACACGAGACGCTTTGCGTGCGCCCCTGTCGTGACCTGCGCCTTGACGGCGAACATCGTCTTGCCGGTCTGAGTGGCCTTAGCCTGTGCCTCGACGATCACGAGGTCGTAGTCGCCGTCGGGCAGCGGGTCGTACCCACCGACGTCACCTGCCTCCTTGACGAGGTCACCCCAATTAAGTGTGCTCATTGTGTTTACCTATGTCTTTCTGTGTTGGTTACTTTGCTTGCTGATCCGGACGAGGTCCGAAAACGATATCGAGCATTCGTTCGACGCTGAGGTCGCCTTGCTCGACGATCTTACCGAGGCGGCCTTGAACGCGCTCGCCGGCCTCGTACTGGTTGGTGCGCTCGACGTACATACGGCGAGCTTTGTAGGGTCCTTGTGTCGGGTCCGGATTGTTGAACTCTTCGACGTTGATAGCGCCGAGGATGTCGTAGAAATACGGAGCCTGAATTGCAAGTTGACCCTGAAGGTACGGACGGTAACGCCCGTCCTGACCTTGACGCGCCATAGCTGTCAGCACGACGGCTTCCAGCGGATTGGTGGCGTGCATTGTCAGGTCGCGAAGATCGCGAAGCAACGCGCCCATGTGGCGAAGAAGTTCGCCCCACTGTTGCATCTGCATCTGATTTGTTCCCGCGATGTTGTCCATGCACTTGACCTGCAACTCAGAAACCGAGTCGATGATCAATGATTTGAACTGATGGCGTCCGATCTGAAGCCACTGGTACGCCTTGAGAACCGTATCGTACTCGGTGACGTTGACAACGCAGGTGTCCCACGTTCCGTCAGCCGCAGGCGGCTCCTCGCGCAACGGGTCCCAGTACTTGACGTTGATAGGTAGGAACCTGTGCCCACCTTCAACGTCAAGCATTAGACGCGGGTATGGTGCGGTGACTGCAAACGTCGACTTTCCGACCTTTGATTCACCATACACCATGAGGGTAAGCGATCGCTGTACTCCACTCATGGTCATTCACTTCCTTTCATCTCTGTTGATTCGTAATACTTATACGGATCGCCTTGCGTATACAGCTCAGCGATCGCGTGCTCTGCAGCGCTACCGTCGTCAAACAACGGGCACACTGCAAAGAACTGGCACTTCCATTTGCAATCACGGCTTGGCCGAGGGTATGCAACAAAGTGATGATCTTGTCCTTCGTCCAATGCGTCTCGCACCGCGAGCATGTCGCCTACGGTACCATGAATTCTGTTCCAAAACGCTCTCAACGCAAAGGTGTTGTGTCGAACCTCGATCTGATCGTAGAACGGCGGCTTTGCGTTGGCGGTGCGCTTGACCTTTTTCAGCATCGTGAAGATGCCACCTTCACTGCGCTCGCCTTCTTTGTTCTGCGCCGCCTCGAGAAGCATGTATGTCAAGATCTGCTCGTTCATGTGCGCTAGCGCAGCGAACTCGGTGAATGATCCGCCGACAGTCTTGAAGTCGCGGAACATGCGAACGCCGTCTGCCTTGCGGCGAACACGCATGTCGAGTTTACCTTGAAGTTCTACCCTGCCTTCAAACATAGGCATGGTGATGATTTCTTCTGTTGAGATCATCTCAAGATCAGCGTCGATACCGTTTTCGTTGACCCAGTCAAGATAACCCTCGAGCATGATTCTGCCGAGTTCGGCTTCTGTCTCAAGTTCCATGGTGTCACGGAAGCTTTCCATGAGCGCCTTCTTGTCGAGCTGTACGAAGTGAGCGTACGCCTCAAGCAATGGAGTGCCGGTCGAGTAGTACATGTCAAGCGCAGAGTGAACTCGTGAACCGAGCGCAAGAGCACCGGTGAAGTTTTGCGTCTGCGGCTGAAGTCTGCGGTAGTAGTTTAGCCACCACTTTCTTCTGCAGTCTTTGAATGTCTGAATCTCTGAGTTCGAGATTCTTAGTGGCTCGCG